GGAGCGCCGGGAGGTTCGCGAGCACCACCAAGAAATAACTTTAATTAATGCGTGTGCCAATAAATAATATGAGTAGCTTTTTTTCTAAAGCATAAGTATAAGCATGGTTGACAAGACTGTTGGTTCTCGCGCTGAAGTTATGCATGGCACTGCCAAGAAGACATCTGGTGGTCTGACTAAGGGCGACCTTTCTTATAACAAGTGGGGTTCTATCGTTTCTAAGAAGAAGGCTGCTCTTGCTCGTAAGCAAAAACACCTTGAGAAGGCTGGCTGGACTGCCAAGAAGGGAAAATTTGGTGCTGTAAAGATGGGTGGTCAGAAGTTCCGTAAGGGCTCTAAGTCAAAGACTCATAAGGGAGAGAAGGACTTTACTACTAAGAAGTCTAGCAAGGTTTTTCACCGTAAGGGACGCTACAGCAAGCATCCTGCGGGCACTATGAAGAAGCGCACTCCTTATCATTTGAGAAAGTAAAAATGTGAAGAACATTGTCTTCAATATAAACTTTGATAGTTGATATGTCAAACATTGTGTTTGAAATATAGCGATTTTACACAAGAAAAAAGAGTTGTATAGTTTATAAAGCTGAAATGACTGAGCCACAATTTGATATTTGGACTGATGAACAGTGTATGCAACTAAAACCTATTTGGGAGCTTTGTCGTATGCGGAGAGATGCACATCATATCGCCTACCGTTTTTACAACAAATATAACACAATTGTTACCTTACCACCTATTTTGATTGGAGCTATCTTATCTACTATTAGCTTTAATCCTACTGCAGTGCCAAATGGCGTAAGTGCGGGTCTTGCCATGTTTATTACGGCTATGTCTACTATTAATTCATTCTTTGGATTGTCTAAGAGTCAAGAAGGTCATAGACAAAGCTATCGTATGTTTAATACTCTCGTTAGAGAGATTGAATTGAATATTATTCGTGGAAAAGAAGCACCTAAACGCACTTTTATTGATTTTATAGAGTTTGTTAATGAACAGTTTGCCAAAGTTGTGGAGGATGCTCCTACTCTTAATCCTGAAGCTCGTCGTGTTTTAGACACTTACCGACAAAATAGAGTAACACCTTTTGACAAGCTTGTGGAAGGAGATAAAGAAGCAACTGGTTATGATGCTTCTCTTGAAGCTAGTCATCCACAACAAAATGAGTCTTCGCATTTAAATATGATAACTGTAGAGTCAGCTGCGAATGTTACCAATGATGTGGAATCAAATCAATATGAAACAGGTGTCCCCATATTTCAATCACAACAACAAAACTTTCAGAATGCTAATAGTGAATACTATCAACAAATGGCAAATAATTTACAAGGTAATAAGCGTCAATTCACCGCATTAAAGCAAGCTTTTGAACAAACTTCTAATAGTGGAGCTCATGTTTGAGTAGTCTTGTTTATAAAACTAAGAATATTCTTTATCTTTTTGTGAGAGAAAGAAGAGCTGTGTTTGACAAGTATCTATCATCAGGAGATTTTATATCTGATAGACATTTCATCAATTCTGGACGGTTAGTAATGTCAAACATTCCAGTAACCGCTGATTCTTCCATTCCAACAAGTAAGTATTCAATAAATCTTTTAGAATACATATTTACGTATTCTTTTCCATGTTGGCAAATATTAGCAAGAATATTAAAGTAAAGACTATGTTGGTCAGTGAAGTCCCATGTTTGAAGATAGGTTCCTATTGCTACATACCATTCATTTGGCAACTGTTCACCATTATTAGTAAATAGTTTCCAAGATTTTTTCAGATATTCATCAGTACAATTTCGATAGGCATCAATCTCTACTTGACCTAAGTTCTCACCTTTATGCTTAAAAGCCAGTTTATGGATAGGGTTTACTCTATAACACGATGTGTCAAACTTACAAGTTTTACGATTACCTTTTTCTACCAAGTCTCTTATTTCTCTGTTTTTTAAGCTACAGTCTTCTAAAAGTTTTAGTAAAGTTCCATTGGGTGATGTTGATTTATTACCACGAATTAAGTTTTGCGTAGAATAACTTTTACTACCACTAGTATTGTTCCTTTTTCCAGAACCTCTATGCTTTCTAGTTAGTTTGGACTTTATGTGTGGTTTTCTTTTTGTCCTTTTTAATCTAAAACGGCGTTTTGATATCTTACTCATCGCTCTTATATATTATTATGTTTTACTCATATACGTTGCACATACTTTATCAAAATAGTTCTTGTTGGCTAAGCAAATAGCAGTCCGTAATTTCTCACGACAATAAGCGCGATATAAGTTACAATAAGCAGATGATGACTGGTTGTCTGTTACCATTAAATATTCATCCAAAAAGTCACGAATATCTTGCTGCTTATTCCATAATGTACATGATATACCAAAAACATATTTATTATCTTCAATACGAATATGTGGTAAGAAATGCTTAATACAAGCTAAAACTTCATCATCTTCTAGTGGAGCATGTGTAGTTTTGATTTTACCATTTTTCCGAAGCCAAGAACCAAGTAAAGTGACAATTTCATCTATTTCTAACTGCTCCAGTTCATATTCTATACTATCTTCATCAAGATGTTGCGTTTCTTTAACTGTTGTTTGCCAAAATTCATTAAATAAAGCTACAGATGGTAAATACTCATTATTTCCTATAGTGTTCAAAAATACACTTTTGGTCTCATCATAATGTTCATTAAATAAGGGAAGTGTCCTTAATAATGGAACAATTTGATTCATAGTAATGATAGATGGTATTCTTTGCTTCTGACAAAAACGTTTCCATATGAACAACACAGCACGCGCATCTAAAAATTGTTCAGTATTTGTATTGTTTGACGAGTTATCAAAAACAACTAGTGCTTCTTTAGCAAACCAAGATATGGCTTCTTGTGGTCCTGCTAAATCCGCGATAATTCGTGCGTGTTGAACCTCACTTTTAATGCTTACTTTTGCCAAAAAATTGTCAGCTGAACCATAACGTAAACTATAATATTGAGCGACGAAGTAGAGTTCTAATGGGTCAACCTGTGGATAAATTAAGTTATCTCCATGACCTTGTATTTTAATAACCCTACATAAGGAATATGGAGTCGATTGGTATTTATATCTAAAACTATTAGAGATAGCACTCGCACTTAAACCTTTAAAGAAAATAATTCCATGTGCGAGCTGTTCAATAAATCGTTTTGCTCTTTCGTGAACAAAATAAACATTCTCTACTTCTTTTTTACATATAGCATCACCAACGATCGTTAAGAAATATTTTGCCTCATCACGGGTTGCTAATATAGATGGCCAAATAGTAGACAAAACCTTTTGAACAGTAGCTGATGATGGAACGATTTCGGATAGGTCTCGTTCTTTTATTCTTTTAAGTATACTAGCCTTTATCTTGTGTTTCCATACACAAAGTGTGGCGTTATTTGACAATTCAAGGATGACCTTGGTAGAAATGTCGTCTTCGCTAATAATATTGAACGCCAAACCATCATATGAGACAAATATGTTACTATTTGAAAAATAAAAGTAAGTCAATTCGGAATATAAGAAGTTCTCAATAAACGCACTGCTAGATTCCTTTAGCTCTATTTTGCGCTCCTCGCGTTGCGAATGTTGTTGAACGCTTGACTCTATCGCGTGGGGCATGATTTCAGTACAATGTTTATGAATTCTTTCTAATGCATAATAATCATCTTTATACTTGTCAATCAATCGACTTATATCATCTATACAGCGTTCTTTTATTACTGACAAATTTATAACATTTGCTTCTTGGTTCATAACTGTCTTATTCAGTTGGTTTTTTATATTTAAATAAGTTTTGCCATTATGAACATAGTTGGGTTTTATAATAATCTAATCAACAATTTGTCACTTTGTAAGTATTTAAAGGGTAAAACAGTGTTAGACTAGTCATGGCAAATAGCACTAATTCCAACTATGTTTTGGAGATTGAAACAGTCCAGATAGCGCCGTTCAGGACATTAATGACTGCGTTAAAGGATATTCTTCAGGAGACGAATATAACTTTCACAAAGCATGGAATGCGAATTGTTAATATGGATAAGTCTCATACAATTCTAGCGCATTTATTTCTAAGAGCAGAGAAATTTGAGAAGTATATTTGTAATAAGGACAAGATTGTGATTGGAGTTAATTTGGGTCATTTGTTCAAGCTGATTAATACGATTGATAACGAGGACACACTTACAATCTATATTGAGGAGGATGATTACTCGGATGGTGTTGTCAAACAGTTGGGTCTGCGTTTTGATAATGGAGACATTCGGCAAGTTAGGAATTGGAAGCTTAGACTAATGGAGCCGGAGAGCGAAGAGCTTGAACAGCCAGATATTGAATACGAGTCAGTTATCAATTTACCGAGTGCTGATTTTCAAAAGATTATTAGGGACCTGTCTTGTATTAGTGACAAGTTAGAAATAAAGAGTGTTGGGAAGGAGCTTATTTTTAGTTGTAGTGGTCAGTTTGCGGAGGCAGAGTTTAGAAGAACCGAATTGGACGGTAGTATGGAATTTGTTCAGCAAGAGGATGAAACTACAATCATTCAGGGTGAGTTTGCTTTGAAGAACCTTAACTATTTCATTAAATGTACAAACCTGTGTCCTCATATTGAAATGCATCTAGGAAACGGTATTCCTCTTGTAGTCAAGTATAATGTGGCTTCTCTAGGTGATATCAATCTATGCCTTGTAGCATTACCCAAAAGCAATGACGAGACATCCAATAATGGATGGGAATGATTTAAATAAAAAGAATTGAGGATAATAAAATTAAGTTCATGTATTAGCTTTTGAATTAGCTCTAAAACATGAACAAATAAAAATGGGTGATTTATTTGAAATGTGTAATTTTATTCAATATTCAGGTTTTTGTTTCTTAAAAATACAACCTTTAGGTGAAATACCTGGTAGGTCGGCAATAATTCTTGGGTTCTGATGGTCGCAGTTTCGCATCCATATCTTAATAATACAGAAGTTCTTCTTGGGAGAGATGGTTATACCATTGACGGACGAGCGAAGGAGCTCACTGGATGTAACAGACTCTCCTGTGACAGCGTAGGTCAAGTGCTTCCACGCGTTATACACATCTCGATTTTGGGTTTTATATGAGAAACAACCACCCTCTCGGTTCAATGGATCTTCCCAAATAGGCTGAACACCCTTCTTCATCAGGAATAGCATACAGTTCTTGACAAGCTGTTCTGGGATAGTTTCCATTACAGCAATTACACTTTCCACAGAATCAAACTCTGCTACAAGCTTATAACTATTAATTGTCCAGTCCGTATCGTGTGGGAAGTGTGCCCAAAGAACCCAAGTTGACTCTAGTCTGTTGCATCCGGTAACTTGCTCCTTATCCTCAATTGCGGTTGCCATCTGCGTATACTATTTCTCCTGATACTTTTTATATAGTTTTTTGTTTGTTATTGAACTCTATTTTTTCTGTCTCATCTGATAGTACACTTATTGGTGGGTTGTGATTAGAACAAGTAATACCGTCTGTTCCGATGAGAATATATTGATTTGGATTCAAAACATGAAAGTCGGCATTGTTATCAATTATTTTAACTTCGTAGTCACAGTTAAACATATTAATAAGCTCTTTTGCTTTCTTTGGAATACATTTTTCAGAATAGAATTTTAGAAACCACCTATCCAGTAATATGTTTCCTTCTGAATAAAAGTCACCAAAACCGTTATCTTCACTTAAATCAATATCTATTAGTTTACTTCCATTTTTAAACACAGAACACGATAAAAGTTTATAATTTACCTTCTTAAATAGTCTGTTATTATCAGTATTTGAGATAGATTCATTTTTATTATTGTGGTTTAAATAGTTAGAAGAAACTTCAACTTGTTTGCCTTTGCGCCAAACTTCGAACTTAATATCAAAATTAGTATCCTCATAATTATCTTTATCTACATTTTTAAAATGAAAATTTATTTCTTCATCCAGGTTAGTTTCAAGCGTATCTTCCTTAGCTATAAAAGATTTTGGTAATATCTTATTAAGAGCTTCAGATTTTCTGCTAATAAAAGAAGTAGCTGACATTGAAACTACAGTATACATTTCAATTGCAAACCAAGCTATATTTGTAATTGTCTGTTTAGTCCTTCCAGGAGCGATAGTATTAGCTACACAGTATGTTACAAAAATACTTCTTACTGTATTCAATCCTGATAACGCTAATCTAAAAAAGAAATAAGTCCAGTCTGTATCGTCAAACATTGTATAACAATACGGGTCCTATTGTTTTATCCCTAAATTGTTTAAAATAATCTACCAATATTTGATGTCCCTTGACCAATTCCTCCTAAAATATCACCTACACCTTGCCCTACATCGCCTACAATTTTACCAACTCCTGTACCAATTGTTTCTACTGGATGATTATTTGTATTAGATGAAGAATTTGCAATAGTTTGACCAGATGTTCTTGCATTTGTTGGTGCTGCTGAAGTTGTTGGAGTTGTTGTATGGTTCTGTTTGCCTACATGAGTAGTAAATGAAGAACTGTTTGAAGTAGTTTGATTGTCATTTGCTGCTACTGGTTGTATTGTTATTTCTGCTGGATTTCTTTGGATAGCTGGATTTGTTGGAAGAGTAGAGTCACTTGTAGAATATTGAAGTTTTCCTGTAAATGGTGCCAGGCCAAATACATAAAGTAATATACCAGTCACGAGAGTCATTGTTACGAAAGGAATAAAAACAATAAACCATGAAATAACTGACAACCCTTGTTTACAAAGCATATTTAGTACAGTCGTAAATACGATAGCGACTGCTGACTTAATAATAGCTGTATTATATGCCTTTCTAAACAAGTCAATAATAATCTGAGTAAGTGAGAAACCCAAATAAAGAACGGCTGGACCACATAAGTTTTCTACAAACATATCGCTACTATATAAATAGCTAATATTTATGAAAATAGAAATATGATTTTGTTTGCTTTAACTTTTGTTCATAGTTTAATCCACACTGAACGTTTTCCTAGTGATGGTCCTTTAACCATGATTACTCCTTTTACAATCTTCCCTATTTCCTTTCCAACGCTTTCGTCTTCTAGACATTCATAAACAGGTCCTGATTCCTCATTTTCAATATAATACTTCTTACCCTTATAATCAAACTCCATAACTTCCTCTTCTTCTTCCTCTTCTTCCTCTG